GATCTCATGGTCGATGATACTGCTGAGCGACAATACAATGCTTTCATGGTAAATAGAGCTCTAAGCATGGGAGCCGATACCATAATCTATGCCAATGAAATGAATTCTAGGCCGCATCTGGACAACAGACTACAGTACGATTTTCTTATAAATACCGTTAGAGCCAGAAAAAGATTCAATAAATGGATCAAGGCCGAGACTGTTGAAGCGGTAGAAGTTGTACAAGCATACTATGGCTATAGCACTGAAAAAGCCGTCCAGGTACTGCCCCTACTGTCCGAAGCAGACATTGAAACACTGATAAAAAGGACAAGAAAAGGTGGCTTAAATGGCTGACGATTTCTTCAAAATTGATTTTCCTGGTTATGCGCCACTGGAAATCAGTCTTAATCAACCCGACGATTTTTTAAAGGTTCGGGAAACTCTGACTCGCATAGGTGTAGCTAGCAGAAAAGATAATACACTATATCAGAGCTGTCATATACTACACAAGCAAGGTCGATACTTCATAGTTCATTTCAAAGAATTATTTGTTTTAGATGGTAAACCTGCTGATTTAACTGATAACGATATACAGCGCAGAAATACCATAGCCAAGTTATTGGTTGACTGGGGACTGGTCAAAGTTCTTGAACCAGGTGTTATGTTTGATCAGGCGCCACTTAGTCAAATCAAAGTCATTAGTTTCAAGGACAAAGATAATTGGCATCTGGAAAGTAAATATAATATCGGTAAGAAAAAACCTGACGCAGCATATAAATAATTAATCCCTGGGATGGGAACTAGCATGCCAGCGAAGGCTAGTAAAATATCCACTGGTGCCAACGCCACATGGGTTGGCAATTTTTAATCTCGCTTTCGAGGAGAACTTAAATGACACTTATGCTTAAAAACGCACCTTTCGATATGTTTAAAGACTTTGAAAAATTATTTGTAGGTTTTGATGATACCTACAATCGCATGGCTAAATTCCATGACGATGTGACCAAAAACATTCCTAACTATCCTCCCTACAATATTCGTAAGGTCGAAGATAACAAATATGTTATTGAACTGGCTGTTGCTGGGTTCGCCCGTCAGGATATTGATATCACCTTTGAGGATAACAAGCTTATTGTCAGCGGCAAAACCGAAGATGATAACAGCAATTTCCTGTTCAAAGGAATTGCTAATCGAGCTTTTACCCGTACCTTCTTCCTGGATGACACCATTGAGATCAATGATGCTGCCATGATGAATGGTATGCTTAAGATTGCTTTGGAAAAAATTATTCCAGAACATAAAAAGCCCAAGAAAATTGCCGTGAACGATGGTGAAACAAAACCTAAATCTAAAAAGACTCTATTGAACGAAAATGACACCTACGTCTAGACTCCAGCGTTTTTGGACATGGATGCTAGGATACCTAAGGTACGATCCAGTACACGATCATTTAGCTCAGAGTGTGGACCGAGCAGACTATGTTGCTCGATTTAAAAATCTTAGATACAAGGGTCTACTATGAAAAAATTCTGGGAAAAGTTTCTGGAATTTTGTAATGATATTGGTACAGCCCGAGCTGCTACCATAGCTACAAGAAGCGGAAAAATCGATCTGGCCAAAGAAATAATGACTAAAAAGGCAGTCAGTAAAAATGCCTAACTGGTGGCCAGTGACCGATGAAGAATGGGAGCGTCTTAACTATCCTGAACGATTCCTGTAGTACTGGGGGCGAAAGCCCCCTTTTTATTTGGAGAAATTATGATTAAAATCTTAAAACTTGTGACTGGTGAAGAAATAATTGCAGATGCGGTTAGGTCAGATACTGATTGGATTCTAAAATCCCCAGCAGTGATCCAACTCATGTCCAGTAGAACTGATCCCAATCAGATCATGATAGGGCTATTGCCATATGCCCAGTATACCCAGGGGCATAACATTGTTGTTCCTTTAAACTTTGTTATCTGGTCTGAAAACCCTGTAGACGAACTATATAATCAGTATAATAGTATGTTTGGATCAGGTATTCAGCTGGCATGAAACTAGACATAGTTCTTAAGTGGCTGGCTACAGCAATGCTCATAGCTGGTGCTGCTTTGACCAGTGGTTCCTGGTTGTATCCTATAAATGTTGTCTTATTTTTATTGGGTAATTTATTCTGGGCCTGGGTCGGATTTATCTGGAAAGAATATAGTTTAATTGTTTTGAATGTAGTCATTACCATAATCTATGTAATTGGGTTAACCATAAAATACTGGAGTGCATATGCAACGAACAGCTAGAGTCGACAGTAGAAAAAGTGTTGTTAAAAAACGTACCAAGTCCGGTGGACAGGTCCGAAAAAGTAGCATGAGCAAACATGAGAAACGAAGCTACAAGCCCTACAGAGGTCAGGGCCGATAGAAATATTAAGTTTCTGTTAAGATTGACCAAACGGTTCTGGGTTTCATGAGATAAAAACTTAAATATTAGTATACCTTTAATAATAGGAGAAAGCATGCACCTAGAAACTGAAAATACATCCTTTAATTCACATATCAGTGATGTGATCAAAGAGATGATAGGCAATCCGAATCGCCGAAGTTTCCTAAAAGGAAGTTCGGCTTTTTTAACGGCTGCAACAGGTGCCACATTGGCAGGTTGTGCAAGTGGGGATGATGATGTTTTTACTCGTCCCACAGCCTTAACTTTTGAAGCAGTTCCTAAGAACACTTTAGATCGGGTAACACTACCCCCAGGTTATCAATTCACAGTGCTACACGGCACTGGTGACCGTTTAGTAAGTTCAATTCCTGCTTATTCAAACAAAGGTACAGAAACCGATGACTGGAGCCAGCGAGTAGGCGATCATCACGATGGTATTGAATTATTTCACTTAGACAGTGCTGGCAAATATACTAAAAATATGACTGACCGTGCTCTACTGTGTATGAACCATGAAAGTTCAGCAGACGCACATTTCTTTCATCCTAACGGACAGACCAGTAATGGCGTCAGTGGAAAGAAATATGATCAATTTGGTCAATGGGACATGGGCACACGCCCAGGATTAGAAGCACTTAAAGAAATCAATCACCATGGTGTTAGCATTGTAGAGATCAATCGAGGCAGCACTGGTTGGACCTACAAGTTAGATAGTGCCTTCAATCGTAGAATAACCCCACAAACTGTTTGTCGTGTGGCAGGACCAGCACCAGAACTAAACAGTATCAAGGCCTTGTTTACTACACGATTTGACACCACTGGTGCTACTGCTCGCGGCACACTAAATAACTGCGGCACAGGATATACTCCTTGGGGAACGTTTTTAACCTGTGAAGAAAACTGGGCTACCTATTTTGCCATGCCCAAGGGCAGTCAAGCACCAGATGCCCGTATGACGCAGACCAGAGCAAGATATGGTGTTCGTAACTCGGCAACTGCGGCCACTGCTACAACTAGTAATACGCAGGGATGGCACACTGTAACTGATCAGCCAGATACAAATTTTAGATTTAGTCGTTGGGATGTCAGCATTAAAGGTGCTACAGAGCGTGACGACTTCCGTAACGAACCACAGACCTTCGGATATATTGTTGAGATTGATCCTACCCAGCCAAACAGTCAACCTGTTAAACGAGTGGCCATGGGAAGGACTGCTCACGAGGCCTGTGTGTTCGGCAAGTTGGAAGCAGGCAAGCCAGTTACATTTTACATGGGTTGTGACAGTCGCAATGAGTACATTTACAAATGGGTGAGCACAAAAACTTGGGATCCTGCTGATTTCGGTGGCGGCACTGCTGCTGGCGACAAGTATCTCAATGATGGTAAATTGTATGTGGCCAAGTTCGCTGCTGATGGCACAGGCATGTGGTTAGAACTTTCAATCACTAATCCTGCTATTGCTAACTATGCAACATTCAAGTTTAACAATCAAGCAGAAATTTATGTGTTCACAAGATTGGCGGCTGATGCTGTAGGTGCTACAAAAATGGATCGTCCTGAGTGGGGTGCTGTGAATCCTGCCAATGGCGAAATTTATTTCGCACTTACAAATAATAATTCTACAAACAGAAATCCAAATACCACTGACGCAGCCAACCCAAGAAGTTATGCTGATCCAGATGGAAAAATGGGTTCAGGCAATCCTAACGGACATATTATTCGTTTTAAGGAAAGTTCAACAGGACTAACATTCCAGTTTGATATTTTCTTATTCGGTTCTGAAGAAGATAACGCTGCCAGTAACATCAGTAAACTCACTGCTAAAAACTCATTCAGTAGCCCAGATGGTTTATGGTTCAGCAAGGCCACTGGTCTATGCTGGATTCAAACCGATGACGGTGCTTACACAGATGAAGTTCATTGTATGTTATTGGTTGCTATTCCAGGACAAGTTGGTGATGGTAAGGCTGTAACAGTTACCAATACCCTAAGTGGTGCTACTAAAGATCAGGCAACATTTGTTGGTGCCGAATTAGGTGAAACAAAGTTGCGTAGATTCTTAACAGGTCCAGCAGGTTGTGAAATAACCGGTATTGCTGAATCCGCAGATGGTAGAACCATATTTGTCAATGTTCAACATCCTGGCGAAAATACCACAGCAGCCTTTTGGACAGGCACAGCGCCTGAAAGCCAATGGCCTGGTAACGCTGGTTATGGAGTAACAGGTCGTCCTCGTTCTGCTACCTTGGTAATCACAAAGGTTGACGGCGGATTAATTGGAGTATAATATGAAAAAACTATTAGCTATTTTACTTTTCCCTTTACTTTCTTTAAGCGCTAATGCAGCAGAAATAACTGGCGCTGGTGCTACATTTCCCTATCCTATCTATGCCAAATGGGCCGAAGCATACAATAAGGCCACAGGCAACACTCTAAACTATCAAAGCATCGGAAGCAGTGGTGGTATCCGTCAAATCAATAATAAGACTGTGACATTCGGAGCTAGTGATGCTCCAGTAAAAGGAGAAGATCTTGACAAATTGGGACAAATTCAATTCCCTGCTATCATCGGTGGTACAGTGCCTGTTATCAATCTTGATGGCTTCAAGGCAGGTGAACTTAGAATTACAGGACCTGTGCTTGCCGAAGTGTTCATGGGAAACATAACCAAGTGGAACGATGCAAAACTCCAAGCATTAAATCCAGGCAAAAAATTACCAGACATGAATATCACAGTGGTTCATCGTGCTGATGGTTCAGGAACCACATTCAACTGGACTGACTACCTTACTGTGATCAGCCCAGAGTGGGAAAAGCGTGTGGGCCGTGGTGCTGCTGTAAAATGGCCTGCTACCAGTTCAGTTGGTGGTAAAGGTAACGAAGGTGTGGCAGCAAATGTAAATAGAATCAAAGGCAGCATAGGTTATGTAGAATATGCCTATGTTAAGAAGAACCTAATGAATTACATGTTGTTACAAAATCGGGCCGGTAACTTTGTTGCCCCAGATGATCTAACTTTCGCAGCAGCTGCTGCAGGTGCAGACTGGTTCAGCGTGCCAGGCATGGGGCTGAGTATCGTAAATCAGGGAGGCAAAGATACCTGGCCTGTGACAACAGCCAGCTTTATCATCATGTACAAAGACCCTGCGGATAAGAAGGCTAGTCAAGAAGTAATAAAATTCTTTGATTGGGCATTCAAGAACGGTGCTAAGTTAAGCGCAGAACTTGATTATGTTCATTT